CGGAACATTAACAGTTGGTGCTGTATATTATATAGTATTACAAAATGGACATTCTGGTTGTCATACTATTTTAGAAGAAAGAAGCCATGAGGGTATACATATAAATACAGCTACATTATATAGTGATTGCGATGAATGTATTGCAGCAAATTAAAAATATAACAAAACGTTAAACATATTATTATAATAAAAAAGAGAGCATGAAACCAGAAGTTAAAAGAATACTTACAAAATTAGCTGAAAACAATAAAGATATAGTTAAAGTAGAATTAAGTAAAAGTAAATTAGATACCTTATTTAATGAATCTATAGATATGTATGCTTCAGCAAAAGTAGATGCACAAAAAGTTGAAAAAGAATTCCAAACAATTAATAGACGGAATCAAAAAATAAAAGATAAGTTAACACAAAACAGGAAAGAAGCATTTAAATTAGCATCCGATCTTGTTGCCGCTTATAAAGTGATAGGAGAAGATCCACCAAATTGGATAGATAAATGGACTGATGGCATCAGTGATGTTGCAGCTAAAGTTCCTGTATCTAATTTAGCAAATATGTTTTCTATCTAATTTATTAAAAATATAACAACCTTACAAACAAATTATTGTAATACATATGAAAGCAACTGAAATGTTAAATAAAGTAAAAGAACTTGTTGGAGTAGAAGCATCCAATGAAGTTACGTTAGCGCAAGCTACTTTGGAGAATGGTACTGTTATCGAAAGTGAAAACTTTGAAGCAGGTAATGAAGTCTTTATTATTACTGAAGATGAAAAGGTAGCCTTACCTATAGGGGATTATACCCTTGAAGATGGCGAAATGTTAAAAGTAGAGGAAGAAGGAGTAATTTCGTCTATTGGTGCAGCTGAAGAAGTTGAAGAAGAGGAATCTGAAGAAGTTGAAGCGGCTGAGGAAGAAAAAGAGGAAATGAAATATGCTACTAAGGAAGATCTAGCGGAGGTTAAAGCTATGATCGATGAAATTAAATCAATGCTTGATCCTAAAAAAGAAGAGGAAAAAGAGGAGATGAATGAAGATGTTTTAGAAGAAAAAGTTGATGAGGTGAAAGAGGAATTAAGTTCTATTGAAGAGCCGGTTGCTAAAGTAACACATAACCCAGAAACTGAAACCAAGAAAAATTTAAATCTATTTGCACAAAAAAGAACTATGACTACTGCCGATAGAGTGTTACAAAGAATTTCTAATATTAAAAAATAAACAATTAAATTATGCCAACGACAACAAGTATTACAACTACTTATGCCGGTGAGTTTGCGGGACAATATATCTCCGCTGCGCTGCTAAGTGGTTCAACAATTGAAAATGGAGGGATTACAGTTAAGCCCAATATTAAATTTAAGGAAGTACTTAAAACAGTATCCACAGATGATATAGTAAAAGATGCATCTTGTGATTTTGACCCTACTTCTACACTTACATTAGATGAAAGAGTTTTACAACCTGAATATCAGCAAGTAAATTTACAATTATGTAAAAAAGATTTCCAAAATGATTGGGAGGCAATTTCAATGGGATATTCAGCTTTTGATAATCTACCATCTTCATTTAGTGATTTTTTAATTTCACATGTAGCTGCTAAAGTAGCACAAAGAACAGAAACATCTATCTGGGAAGGTACAACAGCAACCAGTGGACAGTTTGATGGATTAACTACTTTACTGGATGCAGATGCTGCACATACAGGAGGGAATAAAATTGCAGGAAGTTCAGCAATCGGTGCTGCTTCTACAGTAATTACTGAATTAGGTTCTATTGTAGATGCTATTCCTACAACCATTTATGGTTCCGAAGATATCAATCTATATGTCTCTCAAAATATTGCAAGAGCATACGTAAGAGCTTTAGGAGGATTTGGAACATCAGGATTAGGTGCTAATGGTACAAACGCAATGGGAACACAATGGTGGAACAATGGGTCACTTACATTCGACGGAGTTAAAATCTTTGTAGCTAATGGATTGGCAGATAATACTGCTATTGCTGCTGAAAAATCTAACATTTATTTTGGTACTGGTCTTTTATCTGATCAGAATGAAGTGAAAGTAATTGATATGGCTGATATCGATGGTTCTCAAAATGTGAGAGT